GGTTTGCCGCCTTTACCAGATCTATCTGCAACAGGATCATGTTTACGTTTAGCTGCGACTGCCGCAGCTCTTTCTTTTTTGCTTAACTTAGCACGTTTTTCATTTGACATACATTTTGGTTTTGGTTCACCAGGTTCTCTAGCACAAGGACCAATTGCTTCGCCTTTGCTATTAATTCTTTTCCAGCCGCCTTCTGGATCAGTTTTACTAAACCATTTACGCAAATCTTCTGAAAACATTTCTTCAAATGCTTCATTAACTTTTTTACTTTGCGGTTTTTCTTTGTTAACTTCAACTAGACTATCATGTACTGAACGATGTGTAACTTTACCATTTAAACCGTATCGACCAAAACCAAAATATTGGAGTCCCATCTTTTTAGCCTGTTCTGCCGCTTTTGACGACTCATGAGGATTCTTAACCTCAATTTCTTTGTTAACTTTTAATAAATCTTTACGCTCTAACTCAGAAGCAACCCAATTTTTAGATACATCATTTTTAGTAGGTTTTGAAGTAAACTTTTGTATGTTTTTATAAATTTGATTAAGTTCTTCTTTTTTCGATTTCACAACATCTGGTGATGCTGTTCGTAAATCTTGAGAATTATCAAATTCGTGATAATTATCTCTAAACATTTCTGCATACTTTGGTCTTGCATTTTGTGATGCATCCCATTTTTGCTTTCTTATTTCTTCTGGTACTGTGCGGCCACCTCTTTGACCACGTTCAATGTTTCTTTGCATTGAAACATCATCATCAGTATTCACCATCACCATTGAAGATTCATAACCCAATTCTTCTAACTTCTTTTTAATTGTTGCAATCTTTTCTGCATCATCACCTGTGCCATTGATAATAAGGCCGTTTCGTCCCATCAATGCAAGACGTTGACGTAACTCTGTCATATTTTTTGCTTTACCACGAACTAAATCACGGCGATGTTTCTCTGTAGCAGGCATTGTTTTATCAAGACCATGTTTGTCCATTAAAAATTCTAATGCTTTATCAGAATTGATTTCAACAAGACCATGGCCACGTAAAGTATTATCTAAAACATAATCTTTGCCTGAACCAGGACCACCTGCCAAGAAAACTGCTTTGAAGATTGATTTGTCATGCACACCTTCATTTAACAATTCTTCAAAGTCCGTATTTACATCTTCTTTTAATCCCATACCTTTACGAACATCCTTGAACATTTCAAAAGCATGTTCATGTGACATTGTTGAAGGTACACCTTTTTTAAAGTGAGCAAAGTTGTTTGTTTTTGCATGTTCTCTCATTTTACTTGCTGACATACCTTCAACACCTTCAGCATCAGGATCTCTATCACCTGCTGAATGTACTTCTATCTTTTTAAAATTAAAACGGCCATGTGGACCTTTTACACCATTATATTTGTGTAAAAGATTATGAAACTCATCAACACGATCTTGCCCACCAACCATGTGAAAGTGTGTAACTCCAGATTTGTGTAACTTGGCCGCCTGCGCCAAAAAGTTTGGTGCATCTTTGTCTGACGCCATAAAATGGACACCAGGAAATGCACGTTTAGCATGTTTTAATTTTTGTGCTGCGGAGAGTGGATTTTTCTCAGAATCTTGAGAGTGCGAAACTACGATATGTGGAGTACCGCCAACTTTTTGTGCGATACTTTTGACTTTATTAACTAATTTTTCATGCCCTATGGTAATTGGGTTCATTCGCCCAAATGCCATGACCGCATGTTTTTCTTTCTGCTCTTGCAGAAAATCAGCAAATTTCATATCTCCGCCTCTACAGCAGTTAATTTATTTGCTATTTATAATTTCTTGTAACGGAATCACATTATCCGTACAAAGACCAAAGAAACCTTTTTTAAGAGATTCTTCTAATGACCATTTTAATTCTGGCATTACACCAATAGTCATAGGACCAACAGGTAATTGGCCTGGATATGCCCAAACATAACCAAAACTGGTCATGGTATAGTCATCTTCTTGGTGCCAAAAACAATTAAATCTTTTCAGTTTCAATATTTCTTGAAATGCTTCTCTTTCTTTACAATGAAGCCAGAACCAATCTTTATTTTCCAACAAATATTGTACCGTAACTGGATATTGTGGTTCATCATGGCCAAAATAAAATTCTTCGTTATGCCACCGTAAATCAACTTCAACTGGTACATCTTTTGAGATACAATAATCTAAAATTTCTGGTCTGTTTTCATTAAACAAATCTGGTCCATCTAAATTTCCACGGTGCGAAATTATCATCATAGTGTTGAAATTACTCCCATATTTTCACCTTGAGGAAAAGGAAGTTTTATCTCAATTCTTTTTCCTAAAACTTTTTGTGCATGTTCGTGTACTTTTTCTGTACAACTCCAAGCATAAATGTCATGAAAAACAAACACAAATTTTTCTGCAAGGTGAGGTTTAATTGCGTTTATATCTTTTATCATTTGATGTTCAAAATGGCCCGCATCAAGAAAAACAAAATCTAACTTTTCCGTAAAATGTTTAGAAATTATAGAACCAACATCATCTGGTGACCAACCTATTTCTGGAAACATCGTGTTCTGTAATTCAAATTTTTCTACAAGATATTTCACACTTTTATAACCATCAGATTGTTCATAAACTTGTCGTTCAAAGTTTTCGTAAGTACCAGCATTATTATATTTTTCTTCAACATAAGCATCCATCGTAACAAACTTACCACCTGTTTTTTTAAATGCTGTACCAATGGCCGAACCTGAAATTCCAAATGCTGTAGCTAATTCAAAACCTCTTTGCAGATTATTTTCTACAACAATATTGTGTAAAAAATCCCATTCTTTCTTCATGATACTATAGGGTACAGAATGGCCTTTCATTTTAATGTGACCTCGGCCACTTCTTTCGTAACCTACAGGACCATCATCAAATTTTAAAATTTCTTCAAGCATCTTTGTCCATTTCTACGTATGCGCCTTTTGGTGTATGCATTAATGTCTTGTTAATATTAAATTCTTTCCAATTTAATCCTAAGTTTTTAATGTGTTGTTCTGTAATAACATGTGGGCATAGTAATTTTGTTTGTGCATAGATTGGTGCAATAAAACAAATGATTTTTGAAAAGAACATCATTTGTGCTAAATTGCCAACTTGCATCAAATCTCCTGTACCTTGGCCAAGGTGATTACGATGTGCGATTGTATAAAATGTATTTGATTCAAATTCAGGAAGATCCTCATGAAAAATCATATCTGGCCGCATACGAATAACAAGATCATAATTATTCTGTAATTGAGCTACGTGTTTTTCCATCAATGAAACACCTTGATGTATTTTATAATACATTGAAAGAATATTTTTTGGTCGATGTGCAAAGTTTTCAAAATATGTTCCACAATGCTCAAAGTGTTTGTTAAAATCTTTCCAATACTCCTTTACATAGTATAATGGTTTGTAAGTATCAATGACTTCTTGATCTATAATCTCTGGTGCACCTTCATATATGCCAGTTTCATTTTGTTTATCGCCAGGAATCCAATATGCTTCATCATCCCATGTATGAATAAAAATGTCTGGATTGTAACGATCAATTATACGTTCTTTAAAATTAGGAAACACCTGCTTCCAACAGCGTAGGTGTCCAGTCAAAATAACAGCAGTTTTCATTTATGATTTTCCAAAAAGTAGTTCAAATCTTCAGGTGTACCAATACCCCACATCTTTTCAATTTGTTTGACACGAATCTTTTTGCCATCACCAATGGCTTCATTGAATACTGGACAAACATAGAATTCATTGTTCGTGCGAATATTCTTCGAAATCATTTGTTCTGCATATTTGACATAATCAGAACCTTTCTTCCAAAAGTAAATACCCACAGTTGCATTGTCAGAAATTGGTTTCTTTTCCGCAACCTCTGATACGAATCCATCTTCATCTAGTTTAGCATAGGACCATTTTGGATGTGTAGCTTTAAATGTAAGTATTCCACCATCAATCGCATCAGCATTAAAAGCATACATGCACTCATTAGAATTCCATTCAACATATTGATCAGAGTTTGCCATAATTAATGGTGCATCATTGTCAATAAACTCTTTTGCAAGTAATGTTGTACATGCAGCACCTTCAGTCATACCGTCAACTTGCACAATTTTGCAATTTGGTGCAATTAAATTCAACAGATACTTCAGATTATATTTTTCAAAATGTTCTTTTTGAACAATGAAGATATAATTTGCTTCGATGTTTAAATTTTCAACTACAACTTGAATCATCGGTTTACCATGAACTTCAATCAATGGTTTTGGAAATGTGTAACCTGCTTGTGCAAATCTGCTACCAGCTCCAGCCATAGGTATCAATACATTTAATTTCTTATCACGCCATGGTACCGCAACTTCTTTGTGCGAGTTTTCAAATTCTTCTATTTTTTCCATAAATCTTATTCCATGTAAATCAGTTGCATTTTCAACTGGATAAAGTATTGCACCAGAATCAATTGCACCTTGACGGCCAATATGACTATCTTCAATTATGATCGTATTTTTAGGCAAAGCACCAAGAGCGATCATACATTTCCAATACATTTCTGGAAATGGTTTTGTTCGCTTCACATCTTCATTACTTACAATATAATCAACATCACCTAACACACCGATAGTATCAAGCGCAATACGAATTGTTTCTCTAATGGAGTTGCTGGCAACTGCAACTTTCCACCCTTTCATTTTTAAATGTGTTATAATATATCTTGCAGTATGATTAACCTTAAATTGGCGGATCAGATCAAATGTTGCATTTTGTTTATCTTGCCAAATCTGATTGAAAAATTTTCTATCTAAACCTTTTTGTTCAGATAGTAATTCAAGTTTTCGTGTAGTATTTAAACCATCATATGTGCTTAAATGTTCTTCACGACTAATTACATATTGTTCACCTACTTTACGAAGAGCATTATTTAAGGCTTCATAATGAAGTTCTCTCGAATCTATTAATACTCCATCAAGGTCAAAAATTACGAGTTTATTATTCATGTTCCCATTCTATAAATTTTATCATCTGGTCTTTTTAATAAAATTTGTGTATCCATATTATACACTATGTTATGATCTATCATAATTTGTTTTAAACTTCCATGTTCCATACCTTCAGTATTACTGTAATCACTAAATTTAAATCTATTCATATAGATATCGAAAGTTTTTGATATGCAAATAGCAAACATATCATTCAACAAACCATCCATACCACCTTTACCGATGAATATCAATTTAGGATTTTTTATACATTCTTCATATATTTTAACATAATCTATTTTCTTTTCTAACATCATATCAAAACGATATCTTACAATTAAATCATAATTTTTTTTGTTATCAACTAACATTTGATAACATTTTTTGAGTTTAGGAATTTGTTTATATTTTGTGTCATCAGAATCAACATTAAATCTAACAACATTCATATCAATAAACAATTCTTCAATTTCTGCATCACTTAAAATTATTCTTTTATATTTTTCACCATACATTTCATAATCACTTCGAAATACGCTAGAATATGTATCTACGTAAACATCAATATTATGATTAGTATCATATAAGTTTTCTAAAAAATTAGATTTACAATCAGTCCAATAACGAAGGTGTCCTGGTAATAATATGCCAATATTTAATTTATCTTGCATCTCGGTGAGTTTTATTATGTTTTACAATTGATTTTCCATTACATTTCCATGTAGCACTAGTACGCATACGTAATGACCACTCAACATCTTCTGCTGTTCCCCATGTCATTTCTTCATTCATTGGGAACTTTTTATAAAAATCTTTTTTGACAATCATGTAACCACCAGACTGATACATGCAACGAGTGTGTGACCAATCATCATAAGCCATGGCTGTATAACGAGGAAAAATTGGTGAATCCCAAGTAACCCAATCAGTAAAATGACGATTGCCATTAATTAATAATTGTGCGTTACTACAAACATCCCATTCGTCACCAAATTCAACAAAGTTTTTGTACCAATCTTTATCAAAAGTATAATAATCATGCATTACAACCACATTATTATATTTTGCAGAATCTACTAATACATTTTTCTTGCGTGTAATCCATCCTGACTTCTCATTTTCATCGAATTCAATTGTATTTTTAAAATGATCATTTTTAGGACCAATTAATAATATTTCATATTCAGGAATTTTCAATGATTTAATAGAATCGATTACACCTTGAATTTGTTCGGTGTTTTCATACAATGTTAAGATACCAAAACTAAATTTCATACGAGCCTCATTATGTCATCAACTGTGTGTCTAATTAAATGATTATGTATTACATATTCATATGCATTTTCAGATTTAATTGTGTTGCGTAAAGTTTTATATTTTTTCATATACTTTAAAAGTTCATCATCAGTATCATATGTAAAACCAAAATCACTCATTAATCGGCCTCCAGCAATATTTCTAGAAGCCCATGGCGTATGATTTAACATTGATTCTAATAATACTAGACCAAAACCTTCGCGGTGAGAGTGCATGATGTAAAGGTCTGCTTCACGAATTGCTGACATAACTTCATTACGATCATCAACCATCAAAGGTTTTACATACTCCGATTCTCTTGGCATTAAACCATATCGATTATCATAACCAGTCAAAACTAACGTAATATCCCATCGGCCAACTTTATTAAATGTCTCAACGAGTTCATGCATCGCTTTATTTGGCCAGTAGCCGCCGCACGATAAGAACATCAGTTCTGTTTTAATATCATACTTTTGTTTAAAACCTGGCATACCAATAGAAGATCTTTCGTCAATGCCATGTATAATTCTTCGTGCTTTTTTTTCTAATCCTTTTTTCTTAATCCAATCCCAATCTTCTGGCGCTGAACATCCAATATATTGCACATGCTCACAAGCGTGTTTGTATGTTTCACTTTCAGAAGGAATAATTAACATGAATAACATCGGTGAAATATCTTTTATCGCATGAGCACGATTCAAAACAAAATCTTGAACACCAACATCACCACCATGTACGACAATTAAGTCCCATTTTTGGCTAAGAATCTCTGCATTACTTGTTACTTTAACTCCGTTACGGTCGCCTCTGTGTTCGCCTGTCAATACAACAGCTTCATGGCCTCGGCGCACAACCTCTTCTGCCATGTCACGAACATAATTTTCTGAACCGCCAGGAAATGGCGGATAACGATGTACTACGAATAATATTTTTTTCATCCGTATTTTTTCTCCAAAACTTTTGCAATAGCAGGAACTCTATCATATTGATGTACGATACAAAAATCTGTGCCTTTGTTAGTTTTCACTATGTCATTTTCAAATTTCGGACTTGGTTCTAAAAGATAAGGTTTAAACTTTTGTATCTTTGTCGGATCACCTGTTGTTCCCAATTGGCATGCCCAACCATTTTCTGATTTCATGTATAGAGAACGTTCGGTATATGGATGTTGTGAAATCATAAAGTTAAATGTTGATTGATCACAAATAGGTATTGGTTTACCTATACACGAAACAAAAATATTTAAACACAAATCTTTCATGGCTTTGGCACGGCCACCCAAAACACCTACATTGTAAATTTCATTATCTTTAAATTTTTCATAGATGAATTGGCCAAAAGTTTCTTTTAAATTTTGATCACCCCAAGGTTCATTTTTGTAACGAATACTTTCAGAAGCAAAAACTAAATCTCGACCAACATAAAGATTTTCTCGAAGCCAACGACAAGGATCTTGTTGAAAGATAACATCTTTTACATCAGTAGTAATGACGTTTCTATGTTTAGATGGGTCAATGTAATTGTAAATATGAATGAATCGTTCAACATGAACCATCATATTGGATTGATATACAAGGTTACCTTGACTGTCAGTTTTAAAACCAACAATCTTAAATCCAGATTCTTGTACTTTTTGTGCTGTTTCTCTGTCACAGTTCATTAGAATGAGGACTTTCTCACCCTTAAAACCTGACATGTTAATAGAATTGATCCAGTATTTTAACTTAGACCAATCATAATTTGTTGAACAACCAATAATTAAATCATTCTCATCACCCATAACATCTCCAATCTGTATCTATTACTTAGTCTTTTTGTACCTCTTAATGACGGCAGAAGTTTGTCCTGGCGTATCAGCAAGATACTTTCTTACCAGTTTTTCAGTACCATCTTCACCAGCACCATATTCTTCACTTACACTTTTATGTAGTTTAGTTCCAGTAACATGTTGTATTAATTTCCACGCATCATGTTTTTTCTTATTATCCAAATGAGATCTTAACTGTTTTTTCTGATCAGATGTGGCAATATTATGAAATTTAACAAGTTCCATTACACCAATATTGCCTGCATATGCCGCTTCTTCTATTTTTTTATTAGTCATTTCGTGTGAGTGCTAATATCTTTTGTATTTGAGCTTCTACTGTAGATTTTCTATTTGGCCAATAAATGTATTCTTTGTCAGCAGTTTTTAATAATTTTGTGAAAAAAGGCAAAACTAACTTTTCAACTTGTTGAAGGCGAGCTTTATATTCTTCTGCTGTATCTGCCGTTTCGGCAATAACTTTATTGTATTCTTCCTCTGAGACAGCAGAAAAACCGAAATCATCATCACCATATTCTGCCATAATTTTATTTAGATCGTATGCCATCATTTACTCCAATTTTTAGCAGCATTAAAATTTGCTTGGCTGAATTCTAATCTATCAACCAATTTAACTGCATTACCTTTTAATCTATCAACTGCTACAAATCCTTCGGGAGCAGTAATTTTAAATCCATCATCTGTTCTGATAAAAGTTCCTATTGATCGTATAGTTTCTAACTTGCGAACAATCATTATTTTTGCATCAACAATATAGTTTTGAAAATCAAATATACTTTTAAGTGCTGCAGCATTAGTTCTATAAAACCTCATAATTTCATTTTTTTCTGCAATTCTTTTCTTTTTCGTATCTTCTTTTTTTGCTTCTAATACTGCTTTATTTAATTTTGCTTCAACATATCGAATTAATTCGTTTGTATGTGTTGCAGTATTTCTAATTTTTTCTCCAGCACGAACTTTTGTATTATAAAAAGTTTTTATATCCATTAGAATGGTTTCACTAGCGGCTATTCTATTTACCACTAAAGAAGGAATCGATTGAAATATTCTACCAGCTAAAGTTAGAATTCTGGTTAATTGTTTTGTTTCTTCTTCTGTAAAAGTTGCTGAACCAGAAGCGTCTGTAAATGATGCATCACGAAACCAAACATCTTTTGTATTCTTTAAATTACCTATATCAATATTAAAAGATGCTTTCATGTCTTCCATTTTTTTACCTGAATAAGAAGTATGAAAAACAACTCCTACTTGAGCAGAAGTCATCGCCTTCGCAAGCTTAGAAGAAGCAGGAACAGCATAAACAATTGTATTTGGTTGGAATATG